CTCAGTCAACATGTTTGGTAGTTACAATGTGGGCAGGGTATGTACAAATCACACATACGCAAGCCAGGACATGTTTGACCCAGACGATAAAATCTCAGGTGGTCAAGGCTTTATCTATGCAAGCAGTATTGTGGTTGCTATGAAGAAAATGAAACTAAAAGAAGATGAAGATGGCAACAAGATCTCGGAAGTTATGGGTATCCGTGCTGGTTGTAAAGTAATGAAAACTCGTTATGCCAAACCCTTTGAAGGCATGCAGGTTAAGATTCCGTACGAAACAGGTATGAATCCATATTCTGGCATGGTAGACTTGGCAGAGAAACGTGGGTTACTCAAGAAAGAAGGTAACAGCCTAGTGTTTGTTACTAGCGATGGTGAGATTATCAAACAGTTCCGTAAAAAGTGGGAATCCAACGAGGCCGGTTGCTTAGACAAAGTTATGACTGACTTCAATAATCAGAAAGAAACGGTAAGTAGTACTGAAGACACTGTAACGGAGGAATAAGAATGTCAGTAGAATTAAGCAAAGAAATTTGGGATGAGCTCAAGCGTTATGTGAATCCACAAGATCGTGATGAAGCTGCAGAAATACTGGTGTCGGTACTCATCGATAACGATTGCAATGCAGATGATATTAAATCAACATTCAAAAGCGACAGTGATGTTAAACGTGCATTAACCAGCTATCTTAAAGATCATGCCGACGAGGATGAGGACGACGACGATCTTCATGATGACGAGGATAATGACTACGAGGATTATTGATGTGGTATAGTAAAGTTGTAGCAAACCTTGGCGCAATTCCAGATTTCATTGAACATTATGAAAATGAGCTAGTTGGCGCCAAAGCCGAATGTCGTATAGGCGGACTTGTGGAGAAAAATATCACAGCCTTGCCAGGCATAACAGAGCACAGGTTCAATCAACTACAGGAAATCGAAGCAGTATTAAATTTCCTTAACATACAACTACGCAAAATTCGTCGTAAACATTTTCAAAAATATCTTGAAGGCTATGCTAGAACATTATCTAGTCGCGATGCTGAAAAGTATGTAGATGGTGAAGACGAAGTCATTGACTTTGAAACAATTATCAACGAAGTGGCACTGTTACGCAATCTCTGGCTAGGCATCATGAAGGGACTCGATACCAAACAATGGCAAATGGGTCACGTGGTTCGATTACGTGCAGCTGGGATGGAAGACATTACAATATAGACATGACACCAATTCCAATTTTTATCGGGTACGATCCTCGCGAAGCAATTGCATTCCATGTGTGTGCAAACAGTATTATTAGGCATGCTAGCCGCCCAGTGGCAATTATGCCGTTGGCACTTAACTTGTTTAAAGACTACACAGAAACACACACCGACGGCAGTAATCACTTTATCTACAGTCGTTTCTTGGTGCCGCACTTGATGAGTTACAGTGGCTGGGCAATTTTTATCGATGGAGACATGATTGTTAGAGACGACATTACTAAACTTTGGGACTTGCGTGAAAGTCACACAGATGTCATGGTAGTCAAACATGATTACAAAACCAAGATGACAGAAAAATATCTTGGTAGTAAGAATGAAGATTATCCGCGGAAGAATTGGTCCAGCGTTATTCTTTGGAATTGCAATAACCATCCTAATAGAAAATTAACTCCAGAATTTATTGAAAACAGTACAGGCGCATACCTGCATCGTTTTAGTTGGATCGATGATGAGCGCATTGGTGAATTACCTCGAGAGTGGAACTGGTTACCAGACGAGTATGGCCCAAATCCGGATGCCAAGCTGTTGCATTATACATTGGGTACACCTTGTTTTACAGAATTTGCCACAACACCACAAGGCGATGAGTGGCACAAAGAACGCATGCTCACTGACTACTGTTTACAACGGCATGATATTCCTAAGTAAAAACGGAATCGACGAGTACATTAACATGCTTGCCAGAGGCAGTCACCGGCCGCCGACCAATACAGACGATTTTATCTACACCCATTCTCGAGAGCCCGTAGTTCTAAGAGGCATTCTCAAACACAAAATAATGAAACAATGTTGGGCTGATAGTAGAGATTTTTATTATATGGATACTGGTTATTTTGGCAACGAAGTTAGCCTTAAAAATCGCAATGGTTGGAAAACATATCATAGAATTGTAAAAAACAATTTACAACACACAGAAATTGTCTCTCGTCCAGACGATAGATGGCTTGCTCATAATAGATCTATTCCAGATTGGAAAAAAACTGGTAAAAAAATATTAGTGGTTCCACCAGGCGAAAAACCAGCCAAGTTTTACGGAATCAACTCAGTTGAATGGATAACTTCAGTAGTGAATACTATACATCAATATACAGATCGCCCAGTTGAGGTTAGAACAAAACCGGCTAATCGGTTAGACCGAGTACAAACAAACACTTTTGAACAAGCACTTGCCGATGATGTATTTGCAGTAGTCACTTACAACAGCATAGCCGCAATAGAAAGCATATTACACGGAATACCAGTATTTACCATGGCACCAAATGCAGCCAAACCAGTTGCCAGTCAAGACTTAACACAGATAGAAAATCCATACTATGCCAATACGGATAAATTATATGCATGGGCGTGTCATTTGGCCTATGGACAATTTCACGTTACTGAATTGCGTAACGGAACAGCAATGAAAATTTTACTAGAGCAATGAACTTACATTTTATAACCAGCGTTAGCAAAGAATACTGGGAACTTGTTGGCCAGCACTGTATTCCAACTTGGGATTTGCCAGGACGGGTCACGGTCTATGTTGAGCAAACTCAAGGCGATATCAAATGGGTCAAAGACATTCCATTTGATACTGAGATACTAACTGTGCCCGATCTTCCACTTGATCCAAAATTTGTAACTAGAAAATTTCTAAAGTTTTGGGGTAAAGCCTGGGCACAAATATATTCTATTAAACATAGAGGAAATAACGAACGTATAGTTTGGCTGGATGCAGACATTGAGCAAATTGCTCCAGCTACTCAACGCATGTTTGCATTTAAATTAAAAACAGCAGTTGCCATGATGAACAGCGGCGATGGCCAAGACTGCTGGGAAAGTGGTATAGTAGTGTTCAATGAAGATCAAAATAAACTTGGAAAGTTTGTTCATATCTATCACAAGCGTTGGGAAGATCAAGACTTTTTAGAAACACTATGGAGACCGTACGACGCTCAAGTGTTAGGAAATGTAGCCGATTCCTCTGGCTACACTAATCTTTGCAAAGAACCATGTCCTAATGAACTGGCTGTGAAAACTACGGTGTACGCTGACACGTTTCATCACTGGATCAACAAAGAAAACAAAGAATTACTCAGAGCCGGACCAACGTTTGAACAATTGGAATTTAACTTAGAAAATGACAACAGTAGCGATATACCATCGGACAGTTCCGAACGCGAAGAACCAAGAGAAAATTGATTTATTAAAATTTTTCTCTGAAGGTGTAGTTGCAAACAGCGACGTTTCGATTGATGTTCAGAATAATACGTTTTATCCTGCAGAGGTAGGAGTTATACAGGGCTGGATAAATCAACAGACCGGGCGACCACATTTGGCTCTGAGAAATCAAGTTATACAACAACAGTTAAAAGCCAATCGATATGTAGTAGCAGTTGACAGCAATTTATTTTTATATTCCAATACAGCAAATTCCTTACACTACTTGCGTTATAGTTTCAATGGGGTGTTTCCATCGACCGGAATTTATTGTGATAATCGTGTAGATCCTAGTCGCTGGCAAAAAATTAGTCAAAACTTAAATTTATCCTTAAAGGATTATAGAACAAACGGCAATCATATTTTGCTTTGTTTACAACGTGGCGGTGGCTGGTCGATGGGTCAGTTAGACGTAGCAGAATGGGCTAATCATGTTATTGGACAAATTCAAGCAGTAAGTAATCGACCTATTGTAGTTCGAGCACACCCCGGGGACAAGAATCAAACACAATACCTCCCCAAAATAAAATGGTCTAACTGTGTTAAACTGAGTACAAATTCTAATCTAGTAGATGATTTACAAAATTGTTGGGCAGCAGTCAATCATAATAGTAGTCCTGTAGTAGGAGCTGCTATCGAAGGAGTCCCAATTTTTGTAACAGATCCTGCACGTAGTCAATGTCGTGATGTTGCCAATCTTGATCTGGCACAAATAGAAAACCCATTGTTGCCAGATAGACAACCGTGGGTTGAACGTTTAAGTATGTTCCATTGGAACTTTGATGAACTTCGTTCTGGCGAATGCTGGCGCCACATGCGCAATTTTATCTAAAGGCGCATGCCCGGAAACACCGTGCGTTTGACTTGACTATTGTCGTGGTCAACGGTATCGAACAAATCAAATGGTAATTCTAATCGTTTACACAAATCAGCCATGGCTTTTGTATCCTTAGGCAAGCACATACCACCATAACCACGCATGTCTGGGCCGCACGACAAGTAGTCAGGGCTAGTAGTTTTGCGTAACAAGAATGTGTCAAGAACTTTTTCGTAATCACTATCTAGTTTTTCACAAATCTCGTACATAACATTGGCAAATACAATACGCACAGCATTGAATGTATTTGAATAGTATTTTAAGATTTCTGCTTCAGTGGGAGTCATGCGCACTTTGTTTTTAGGTAACCATCCGTGTGCTTCAGACACACGATGCCATGCACGATCAGTATGACAACCCACTGCTAACAAATCATGATTGCGTACAAAATCTTCTAATGCAGTACGTTCACGTAAGAATTCTGGAACAAAACAAATGTCAATATTGGGATACTGATCGATAATATTTTGAGTAGTGCCCGGAACACTGGTTGATTTGAGAGCTATAACACCTTGATACTTGTTGGCAATAAGATCTTGGATAGTTTGGTGTACAATGCTAAGATCACATTCGCCATTGGCTCCGGGCGGAGTCGGTACACAAATAAAAACCAATTCAGTATCGAGCACAGTGTCAATTGTGGTATTAAACTTAGGATCATGACAACTAACCTCATGCCCTAGCATTTTAAAACCTTCTCCGCAGGCCGATCCTACTACTCCCCAACCAATTACACCTATTTTCATTTTAAACTCTCTAATGTTAATCTGATGCCTTCATCTAAACCAATCTTGGGTACAAACCAAGTCAGCCGATTAAGTTTTGATACATCTGCACAACGACGTTTAACTGATCCTTCGGGGGCATCTTTTAATACTAGCTCTCCATCAATGCCAGCCACCGTTAGAATTTTTTCTGCTAAATCTTTAATACTAATTTCATCATCAATGCCAATGTTTATAATTTCGTTAGTAAATGATTCTTCAATTATTACACGCATGGTGGCTACAATAGCATCGCTGATGTACATAAAGCTACGAGTATTTTCCCAACCATATAATGTTAGGTCTCCCTTGAGAGCCCGTTCATAAAACTCTGGAATAAAATGATCACGTTGCCCGGGCCCATATACATTGTGATAGCGTATGATAGAATAGCGTTGTCCAAACTGCTCTTTGGCAGCAACTACTTGTATTTCGTTTACAATTTTGCTTCCACCATAACTCCAGCGAGGATTAGTTACATCTCCAATGACCAACGGAGCCTTTTCGTCAGTTGGAACAGGATAATTAAACAAATCTACAGCACCGGCATAACTTTCGCAAGTACCTGTAAAAACAAATCGTTTGACTTTACCGGCATAACGTTCAAGCAAGTATTGTGTGGGCAACACGCCGTCGCGAACGACATCAAACGGGCGATTATAAAAATGTTTGGTTCCGTTGTGTGCAGCTAAATGCACAACAATATCAACATCAGGTAAATTATCAACTTGTGCTTTGTCACACAAGTCTATGCCATCTTGTCGATCCGCACAACACACATCATGCCCCAACTCTTCTAATGCTGGCACTAGGTGTTGTCCAATAAATCCTCTACTACCGGTAACTAATATTTTCATTTTACGTTGTATTTTTTTATCCAATCAAAAAACTCTATGGTCTCAAACGGAACATCATCTTTGACATACCAAGTTTCCATATGACTCCATACCCCGGGATTGCGTTTGCGTTGTGCGCAAACATTGTGTACCGCTACTTTATATCCATGTTGTTTAAGATATTCTGTAGCAATGTCGTGATAGCAAGTGTTCCAGGCATAGTCGTCGTGTTCAAAAGTAATGCAATCAAAAACTAATCCTTGTTCAATTACACGTTGTAGTGCTTGGAATGTAAACTCTGGTGGTTCGATATCCACTTGTAAAAAGTTAATGCGATCTGGTAATCCTTGTTCTTTAGCAGCAGATCGGTAATCAAACGTCAGAGCGTCAGTCCAGTAAATATAATTTTTTCTATCAGTCAACGGCCACTCGTGTTGATGGCTGGTATCAATTTCTACACCAAATCCGCGCCATCCTTCACGCTCGAGTGCCACAGTATTACTACGTTGATTAGGGCGAGATGCACCAATTTCAACATAAGTTCCACCGGGCCCGCACAAGCCGTAAACAAAGCGATCAACTTTGGCTTCTGCTGACTTGTTAAAGGTTATTTCGTTAAGTTTATTAAAATAGAATTCCATCGCCAATATTTATAGTTATAAATATGGGTAGTTAATTAAAAGGCAAAAATGACCATTCATGTTTACACATCACAAAGTATCGCATATTTTGATGATATTGGCAAATATAGTTTAGCCAGTGCATTAAAGTTTCTTCCAACAGATACACAAATCACAGTAACCACAGAGGACTATGATAAGTGGCCCAAGTTGAATCCTCGA